CAATCATTCCTTCCATTATAAAGAATGAGAGAATGGTAGATATAGAGGATAAAAAGCAGGCTAACGAACAGAAGAAGATTCTTATTACCGAAATGCCTCACTTAAATGATGGTAAATTGGTATTCGAACCTGATGAAGTGAAGATAATGCACGATGGTGCGGCTCAAATGGTACAGAAGTCTAATGATGATGTATCTGTGTACACGACTTATGGTAAGGCAGAAGTTGCAGACCTAGGGGCAAAGGATGGACTGAATAATAAGGGAGTAGAAAACTCTAAGAGTAACATTTACTCAACAAGTGGAACATCAGCAGAGTTATTTGCAAGTTCTACAAGCTCAGGTCTAAGCACTTCAACTAAGTTGCATTTAGCCACAATGATGACTTTAGGAAATCAAATCGCTGCCTTTATAGAGGACATTATCAATGAAATCTATGGTAATGGGGCTGTTTCGTTTAGTTACAAGATGCTTCCAGTGTCCTATTTAAACGAAAACGACTTTATTGATGAATCTCTAAAACTAGCAACGAATGGTTATCCACTATTGATACCTATGGCAGCACAAGGTATTTCGGCTCATGAATTGGTGAATATCAAGGAAGTTGAAAATGATGTGCTGGAACTAGGGGAAGTCTTAAAGCCTTTACGCTCATCTTATACAGAAACTGAAACAACTCAGTCTGATAAGGGTGGACGACCTACTAAGACTACGGAGAAAAAGGCTGAAACGACTATCAAGAAAGACGAAAGTAAAGATAGGAACTAAGGGGGTATAACTATTGAAGACAATTCCAAATAGTTTCCCTATATCTATCTTCGACCTAGAGGAATCTGAGGTAGTGAGCCAAACCATTACTAAGAAACGATGTGGAATTTTTTATAAGGGACACAATCGAAATGGTGGCTATATCACAGACGAATTTGCAGACAAGCTATTATCAACTTTAGCTTATACTCCTATTAAGGGAATATTCAATACAAAGAACGACGACTTTGAGGGTCATGGTAAGAAAAACGATGAAGGTCGCATTTACGGCGTAGTACCAGCCGACCATAACTTCGCTTGGGAAGACCACGAAGATGAAGATGGCGTTGTTAGGACTTATGCGTGTGCTGATGTTTATCTATTCACTGCACTATATGAAGAGGCAGAGCTTATAGATGGCAAAGGTCAGAGTATGGAACTGTATGCACAATCGCTTAAAGGAGATTGGACTGAGGTTGAAGGCAAGTATTGTTTCGTATATACGGATGCTTGCTTCTTAGGACTGCAAGTATTGGGGGATGATGTAGAACCTTGTTTTGAAGGCTCTGCGTTCTTCTCTAAAAAGGAGAATCAGTTAATGTTTGCTCTATTGAGCCAGTTGACTGAGAGGATAGATAAGTTAGAAACGGGAGAAAAACAAATGAACAAAGACAAGATTGAGTTTGCTCTTTCTAGTAATGAGAAGTTCAATAGTCTACAGCAGGCTATGAATAACGAAGAAACTTGGAGATTCAGTGTCATTGATTATTTCGATGAATACGCTCTAGTGAGAGACTGGGAAGAAGGGAAATTTTACAAGATACCTTATGCCTATGATAAGGAGTCAGATGCCATAGCTGTATCTTTCGATAATAAGGAAGAGGTATTCCAAACATTTGTCACAGTAGAGGACAAGAACATGTTGGTAGAGAAATACAATACAATTTCTGCGACAGAAATCGTTGCCAATGTGGAACACGAAAAAATAGAGTCTGATGAAAAGTTTTCTGCATTAGAACAGAAGAACGCTGAATTGTCAGAACAGAACGCTGATTTTACTGAAAAGGTAAGTACCTTTGAGGCAACATTAGCAGAAAAAGATGCTGAGATTCAAGAACTAAGGGAATATAAGAATTCTATTGAAACTCAGAACAAGAAAGCAGTAATTGAGAAATATGCAAGCAAGCTAAGTGAAGAAGTTGTTAACACTTACACTGAAAAGATGGGTGAATTTAGCCTAACAGACCTAGACAAAGAACTTGCTTATGAGCTTGTAAAATCAGACAAGAGCGTATTCTCAGCAGATACCGGTGCAAAATTCACTCCTATTGAGGGAAAAGAAAGCGGTATGACTGCATTACTATCTAAGTATAAGAAGAACTAGGAGGAAAATATGGCTAATAAACTATTAGAACACAAGAATTATGCTCAGGTGGAGCTAAACAACTGTGCTTTCCGTAGAGATGGAAGAATCGTAGCCGACTGCATAGCAACAATGGTAGTTCAGAACGGAATGCTAGCTCTTGTTGATAGAGTGAAGAAAACAGCAAAGCCAGCAACTAGTGTACCAACAGCTAATGAACAGGCTGTACTCGTATACAATGCTGAACATAGCCCTGCATCAACTTTTAACCGTCTATGCGATTATGTTTCTCAGGCAGGAGACGGCATAAGAGGTGGACTACTTTCAGTAGGTGACGTTTTCACAACAAACGCAGTTATGTATGATGACACAAAGTATGCCAATATTTCAAAGATTTCGGACGCTCTGAAGGCAGGCACACCAGTATACGCCATTGGTGGAGATGGAGCAGGTGCAGGATTCTGGCTAATCACTAATGCAGTAACTGGTACTCCAACAGTAACAGGTATTGTAAAGGAAGTAACAACTACACCTGACGGCTATCCAGCACTAAAGATTGTTATTACTAAGGCATAAGGAGAAGAGAGGAAATGAATAAAGAATTTAGAGAATTAGCACGCAACGCCGCTCTTAGACAAGCACCTCAGAACTTTACAATCGAAGATGTCAATGAAGCTTTTAGAGGAGAGCTAGCTAAGTATTGTACTTCAGTTTCAGCGTTCCTAAAGAATAGATATGACCTATTTGAGATTATCGTAGAAAACGTGGACGCAGTAGTACCACAGAAGCTATCAAAAGACCTAGAAATGATTGCAGAAGTTCAGCACGTAAAGCAGGGACAGAAGGCTGTCTTCAAGGTAGGTAACCGTCTTTCAAAGATGAGAGCAAAGAAGTTCCTTACTCAGGTTGCTCTATCAGGCGTGTACGAAACATTCAGACTAGATACAACAGCTTTCGAACTACCAATGCACGCAATTGGTATGGGAGCTACAATTGACTTCGAGAGACTACTTGACGGTCAAGAAACTCTAGCAGATGTTATCGACGTATTTACAGAGTCATATGAGGATGCAGTTATCCTTGAAGTACAGAAGGCTCTTCGTGCAGCAGTAAACAACACACAGATGCCAGCACCTAACAAGGTAATCACAGCTACTTTCGAGGCTGATAAGATGGCTAAACTATGTGCTGTTGTTAAGAAATACTCTGATAACGCAGTTATCTTTGCACCAACAGAGTTCATTATGGCTATGGGAGCAGACGCTATTGTTCCAGCAACAACAGCAGTTCGTGGTATTTATTCACCACAGGACATCGAAGCTATTCACAACACAGGAATTATCAACCTATTCAGGGGCGTTCCAGTGGTTGAACTAAGAAACAGCTTTGTAGACCCTAACAATGAACAGACTTGGCTTGACCCTCAGCTTGCATATGTCCTACCAGCAGGTAAGGAAAAGGTTGTAACTGTTGCTTTCGAGGGAGACACTCAGATATACAGCAACACAAATAGAGATAACTCTATGGAAATTATGACTTATAAGAAGATGGGTGTAGGTATCAAGAGTTACGCTCAGTTCGGTATCTACAAGAATCAGAGCATCGCTCAGACAATGTACGAGGCTTAATCATAACTAGATAGAATATTGGGGCAGAGTAAAATCTGCCCTATATTTGGAACATTTATGGGAGAACACTAATGAGATATAGTGTCGTTATAACTTCGACAAGAAGCCGAGTAGAAATCGGCTCTATCTCAGGCAATGAAAGGAAGTCTAAGCCTGTGGTTCAGTTATCAAAGGAAGGGGAGTTAATTGGGATTTTTCCTTCCATATCACAAGCTGAGAAAAGAACTGGGATTAGACATATTTATGAGGCTGCACATGGAGAACGTAATACAGCAGGTGGTTTTGTGTGGCAGTTAGAGGGAGATTATTATAATGGAAAAAGTAGTTAGAATTGAATCAATGGTTAATGCTCAGGTATCTATTGCTATACCTACTCTAAATCTAAGAAGAAGCTGGGAAAGAAAGGGAGCAATACAACAGATAGAGTTTAAAGACCTAGAGATGGCTTTCTATGAACCGGGTGTTGAGGGACTATTGAGAGGCGGAATCCTTTACGTTAATGACGAAGAGGCAAGAATCGCTTTAGGTCTTGAAGATAAAGAAAATGGCATTAGCATTATTAAGATGGACGCTGCTAAGAGTAAGGAAGTCCTAGAAGAGATGTCACTTAAAGACTTCAAGGAATTGCTTGAACAACTTACACCAAGCCAAATAGAGGACCTTGCAGATGAAGCTGTTAAACTAAGACTAACTGACCTTAACAAGGCAGAAGCAATCAAGAATAAGAGTGGCATTAATGTCGCAGCAAAGGTACTTGCAGCCAAGGAAGACGACGCAGAAAAGGCTAGTGCTGAGAAGAAATAAGAGGTAAAATAAATGGTTGCAACAGAAAAACTGTTTAATGCTTTCTTTGTGTTATTGGAGTCTGATGAATGGGAAGGCTGGAGAGATGACTATATGGAGCAAGACCTGACAGCATTGATGATGGCTGCTATTCCATTCTTCAAGTTCCCTCGCTGTTCCTTAGAGGTTACAGAGGATGGCAAAAACTTTGTAGACGACAACATAACGAACACCGAAATACAGATTCTTGCTCACTATATGAAATATGCTTGGTTAGGTAGAGTAGTGGATTCTTGGGAAAACCTAAGACCACTATATACGGAAAGAGACTTTTCTCCGGCTCAACAATTAAGTGAATTTAGAGCAAGACAGACTGAGGTTGGAAGAATGGCGAAAGAATTAGAGGCTACTTATTATAGGAGTAGGAACTATAAGCCATTCGACTATACAACATTGGCAGGTGTATAATGAAAGCAGTGGAAGAGGCTTATATCAATAAGCTAAAGAATAAACTTTTCGGCTGTCTCTGTGAGAGAGAGGGTGGTCGAGACTGGGAACCATTCCTTGACTCTATTCTTATAGAGCTTATGGGATGGGAAGAGAATAAAAAGACAATAGATTATTATATCATTTTCTATAAGCTATCAAGCTGTAGATACCTCAGTTTTACTTATTTTAGGAAAACAATCTTTGATGTAATGAATCTATTAGGTCGAAATATAAGGGATTAAAATGAGTTACTACAAAGATGTATACAAAAGAAGATTGAACAGACTGGGAGAGAACCCTACGGAACGATTAGAGTGGGGACGTAGAAGA